AGAAGAAAAGATTGACTTCTTGTTCGTAAACATAAGCCGACTTTACGTTAGTTCTTATTTCATCATTAAGAATATCAAAATAATTAGGATAGCATATGTTATCGTCATCCATAATTACAACCCATCCCGTATTAATATTACTAACAACCTCACTTATTTGAGGATATAGATAATCACTACCATCACTTTCTATAAAATGTAAGTGAGCATTTAACCTATCTAAATCTAAAAGCAATTTGGAATCAATATCAATCAAAGATGAAGTATCGAATAATACATGCCAAATTACAAAATACTTACTATTCTCAGTGTAATTGAAACTATCATATATCTGTAAAAGATTTTGAGGTCTTGTACATCTAGTTATAACATGAAATCTAATCTTCATATATCAAAAAAGAATAAATGAAAAAATCTACTATTTTCCTTAGTGTCACCAAAGTAGTTTATAGCAGCATGTATATTTTTTGAATCAAACAATACTAATCTATTATATACATTTGCAATATTATCTACCATCTCAAAAGATGTTTTATCATAGAAATTTAATTCATCACTCCTTCCTCTAAAAGTTGTTTCATACTCTTCTCCAACTACTTCTTCAAATTTTGTTTTTCCTGTATGTATACTTTTATAAGTTGCAGTTCCACTTTGTAATGGTGCGTCAGGAGTTAGGTAAACCATGGCAGCATAATTCTGAGAGTCTACATGATATACTATAGGGTCAGTAGATGTACAGTATTGAAATCTTCCATTAGCATAGTTGGGATGATTCCAATTGTAGATACGTCTTCCCAAAATTTCTTCAAACTTTTCTAATGTACCATTTAATATAAATGGTTTGTCACTTCTCCTACCTTTATGATAGTCAGATTCTAAATAATTTAAATTATGCAAAGCGTAATCTCTTACTAAATCAGGATTGTCATAAAAATTATCTATAACAATAATACTTTTATTTGAATTAGAGTTAAAACCTGAATTAAACACACGCCAAGAATCTAAAGTACCTATATTTTCATATTGCAATTCTGAATCTAAAACAATATTTATAGGAGATTTTAAAACATCTTTAGATACTGTAAATGTCCAACCTACTAAATCATTAGGTAAATAATTATATACTTCTTTAACATCTTTTCTAGGGTACAATCCATTTTGGAGATTAGCATATTCTACGTCTCCTATAATTATTTTTTTAACACTTCCTTCTGTACTAAAAATCCAACCACTTACTTCATATAAGTCGTTGCTAATTAATTGCATACTATCAATATGCCAAAAAACATTCTCAAAATTACTTTTATGTGTCATAGCTTTATAATTTACTTTCGTATTCTTGTTCGTGTCTTTCTAAATCCATGAAGTTTTTAGAATGGTCACATACATCACAGAACTTTTTTGCGGGGAAGAAGTATCCATATTTACATCCTGCTTTACCAACATCTAAATACTTTTTACATGTCATATCTTCCTCAATTAATTTATCATACTCTTTATAATAATTCCATGCTTCACAATGTACCATGTTTCCAAATGCTAGATAACATGATTCTATTTCATATCCTTTTGACTCTGCTTGTATCTCAGCTTGTCCCCACATGGATAAACCTTTAATTTCATTAGGTAATCCATTTTCATCATAAAATTCATTTAATGGTAATATGTTCTTATCATAAAAATCATTGTTTCTTCTTATGTATGGATTGTTGGTATATTCTTTCTTATGTAAATGTAGGTATGTATTTTTTAACTTCCCCACACTTTTTATATTATCTTCTCTTATCCAATATCCATAACCATACTGCCTATCATCCAAATCACTTATGTATCTTCTTAGTAACACTTGACTGATATTTTTGTTTTCGTCTAAGTAATTAAGGCAATCTCGTAACCAATCATTATGACCAGAAATTTCGCCGGGCAAACAAATCCAATCTCCTTCCAAAAATAAAACATACTCATAATCTCTAACCAATGAATTCAGATAATTAATACCAACACCTACTCCCATGTTATCAGGAGATGAGGAATAGTAAAAATTAATCTTATCCCAATATTTACTAGTCATCTCTTTAATGACATCATCCATTAAATCATATTGACCATTACAATGAATGTACCAATCAAACATGCCATCAAATTCTGTATTATCTATAAAACTTTCTACAGTCTTTCTTAAATAAACATCTCTATCTTCATATCTATGAGTCAATGTAGCTATGCAAAATTTCATTTATATCTTATTAATTACATCATTTATATCAAACATTTCTTCTAAGGTACTGTACGGACATTCATGCACATTATAATCAAACTGAAAGTCAAATAGGTAAGAGCCAATTAAATGATTTTTATTATTAATCTGCTTCGCCACAATATTCGTATGCATATCGTAACCAAAAACTTGCGGAGATGTCCCAACCCAAAATACAACAGATGGTAAATTAATGGCTACCGCTGCATGTTGCAAAGATGAGTCAATTAAAAATCTCTTAGATGATACAGTTAACATGCTAAATAATTCCATATTAGATAACTTTGTATCAATTCTTTCAACATCATTTAAAACATATCCTCCTTGCCTTGATACATGAAATATATGAAATGAATCTTTATATTTATCTACAATTAACTGTGCTATATCTTGTGGCATATCTCTACACCATGAATAAACATTTTTTGATTCTAATTCACCACCTGATGTTTGTAATACTACGACAGGCTTATCTCTAAACCATTTCTTCGCATTTATCTTCTCTGAGTAATTTGGATATAATTGAGGTGTTTGATTGCTGTATTCTATTCCAAGTAAATCACACCAATTGTTAATTAAATGCTTATGCTTTAAAATGTGTCCTGTTTGATGATACGGCTCATGCCTAAAAACAAGGGTATCCTTATTCTCTATAAAATCCTCGTAAAAGTAGGGGCAATTACCTAATGGATATACTCTGTCAACGTATGGATTATTTAGGAAAACTTCGGGATATGATACAACCATTATAAGTTGTCTGTCACTATACACTTCCTTTATTGTCTTTGGTAATCCTGTTGCTGCAACATTCTTTCCTAACCCACCTTGAATGTGCCAAACAATGTATTTATTCATATTATAACTTTTATTTGTTTATTATAAGATACAATCTACTATTGTGTATGATGATTTTAGGTATTCTTCAGTGCAAGCAACTCCAGGATTTGCTGAAACATATCCACCAGCAATAAATCCCGAACCTTGCGAGCCTCCTCCACTAACTAAATATCTTGCTGTTGCTAATGAGCCACCCGTTGACCAACTTGTACCATTATATTCTTCAGTGCATGTTAATAAATTGCCTACAGCATTTCCGCCTGTAGTTAATGCTTCATTTTGTGTTCCAAATCCTGCAGCAAATCTACGACTATTTATCAATATACCACCTGCTGACCATGATGTTCCATTATACTCTTCTGTACATGTTACGTTTACACCTGCATTAGTACGACCACCAAACCCTAATCCGCTATTCTGACTTCCTGCACCTGCTGTACATCCTCTTGCTGTTGCTAATGCGCCACCTGTTGACCAACTTATACCATTATATTCTTCTGTACATGCTAAGTTTGTTGTTGAAACACCGCCTATTGCTAATCCTTCGTTTTGAGTTCCACCCCCACCTATACCATATCGGCCTGTTATTAATACACCTCCAATTGACCAAGATGTACCATTATATTCTTCAGTACATGCACCTGTCGTATAACAACCCGCAACAAGTCCACTATTTTGAGAACCAATACCGATTAAATAAATTCTACCCACTATTAATGCACCACCTACCGCCCAACTTGTGCCATTATATTCTTCTGTACAACTAACACCTGCAGCAGTATTTACATACCCACCAGCAGCAAGTCCTTCATTTTGTGTTCCTGCTGCACCGACACCATATCTTGCAGTTATCAATGCACCCCCTGCTGACCAAACTCCCGCTCCACTTCTTTTACAATAAGATGCCATTGGTCTTAAATTTGTTGTATCAAACCATAAACATACCGTATTTACACATATTGTTGCAGGTCTATTTGCAACTCCAACAACTTCACTACTCTGTAATTTTGCCATATTGTATATTCTATTTAATACAGTCTATTATTGCTAATGCTTTATTGTATTCTTCGGTGCAGGCTACTGCTGCATTTGAATAACCTCCCGCTATTAGTCCTGCACCTTGTATACCTGCTCCAGCCATATAGTGCTTTGCTGTTATCAACACCCCTCCTGCTGACCAAGATGTGCCATTGTATTCTTCGGTACATGAAAGATTGCCAATTCCTGATGAGTAACCTCCTGCTACGAGTCCTTCATTTTGTGTACCTGCTCCTGCTGAACCATATCTTGCAGTTGCTAAAGCACCACCTGCTGACCAAGACGTACCATTATATTCTTCTGTGCATGATAATGTTGTAGGACTATAACCTCCTGCAACAAATCCTTCATTCTGTGTTCCTGCACCGCTCAAATAACCCCTCGCTGTTATCAATGCACCCCCTGCTGACCATGATGTGCCATTGTATTCTTCTGTGCATACTGAAGCTGCATTTGAATAACCTGCCGCTACAAGACCTATATTTTGTGTACCTGCTCCTGCTGAATAATATCTTGCAGTTATCAATGCCCCACCTACTGACCAAGATGTACCATTATACTCTTCTGTACAAGAAAGACTTGCACCATTATAACCTCCTGCTACAAGTCCTGTATTTTGTGTACCTGCTCCTGCTAAATAATACCTTGCTGTTATCAACGCACCCCCTACTGACCAAGACGTACCATTATATTCTTCTGTGCATGTTACAGTAACACCTCCTGCTGCAAGTCCTTCATTTTGAGTTCCCGCCCCTGCTAAACCATATCTTGCAGTTATCATTGCACCCCCTGCTGACCAGACACCTGCTCCGCTATACCCACAATATGAATAAACTATTTTAGTATTAGTTGTATCAAACCAAATACAAACACTATTGGAACATATTGTTGCAGGTCTATTTGCAACACCTACTATCTCTGTGCTTTGTAATTTTGCCATATTATTGTGTTGAATCTATTATTGCTAATGGTTTATTGTATTCTTGGGTACATGCTACAACCGAACTCACATAACCACCAAAAACAATAGTTTCTCCTTGTGTACCTGCTCCTGCGCCATACCAAGTAGCCACTGTAACAGGACTTGCAGTTGACCAAGATGTACCATTATATTCTTCGGTACATGCAATTCTTGCACCCGCAGTATAACCACCTGCTGACAATGCTTCATTTTGCAAACCTGACCCACCCATACTACGTCTTGCAGTTATTAAACCCCCTCCTGATGACCAAGATGTACCATTATATTCTTCTGTACATGATACCATAACATTACCTGCAATCCTACCACCAATAATTAAACCTGAGTTCTGTGTACCTGCTCCTGCTGAATAACTTCTATTGTTAATTAATGCACCCCCTACTGACCAACTTGTACCATTATATTCTTCTGTACATAATTGAGGGCCGTTTACATAACCTCCTGATGAAAGTGACTCATTCTGTGAACCTGCACCTATATGTAGATGAGTTGCTATTATCATTGCACCTCCTGCTGACCAAGATGTACCATCGTATTCTTCAGTACATGAGAGATGAGCCCCATTAAAACCACCAAATAAAACGCCAACATTCTGTGTTCCTGCACCTGCGGGGTGGTTTCTTGCAGTTATAACAGCACCCCCTACTGCCCATGTAGCACCATTGTATTCTTCAGTACATGTTACATTTATATTTGTAAAACCCGTCATAGCAATACCTGCATTTTGTGTACCTGCACCACCTAATCTGCCTCTTGCCGTTATCAGTGCACCCCCTACTGACCAAGTACCTGCTCCACTATATCCACAATAGGAAATAACCGTTTTTAAATTTGTTGTGTCAAACCAAATGCACATCGTATTTGAACATATTGTTGCAGGTCTATTAGCAACACCTACTATTTCACTACTCTGTAATTTAGCCATATTCTTTTATTATAAATATCCTATCCCAACTTTATTTATACCCAAAGAAATCATAATACCATTTATAATTCTCTTTAATCAAATCTACCGTATGCATTCCTAATATTTCTTTTGAATCATTTGGCAACATTTTAAGAGAATTTCTTATGATGTGGTCTCCATATATTCCATGTATTGCATCATTTTCGGTAGTGACTTGACTTATATGTTGGAAATCATGTTTAAATTCATCTAACTCCAAATATTGATAGATGCTTTTCATTACATTGTCAGGATTACTACATAAATCTTCATATCTAATAAATAAAAAGTTGGAAGCTGTACCATCCAACAAAGTCTGATATAATTTTTCTAATGAATAACCTACAGGATGTGATTGAGCCCATAATTCAACTCTCTTATGTGTTGTAGTTCCTTTCATCTTTACATTATCCATAGTACCATCATCTTTGTCAGGATTCATTCTAAACTTCTTTTCCATAGATGCGAAGATAGATGGTAAATCTCTAACCATGTATAACACTTTTGGTTTTTCTACAATATGCGTTAATAAATTGTAGTAAAATCCCCACACTCTATTCTTATCTAAGTAATATGGTTTTGATGTTTGTGATGCTATATATGCTTTTATTCCTTCCCCGCAAAATTTATAGAATCCTTCTCTCCACATTTCTGTATCACCTGCCTTTGATTCATAGTTTTGATTGTATCCTATTCTTGCTCCTAACATCAAATCAATTAGACCTGATGTCGGTGTTACAAAGAATTCAGGATTTTGTCCCATTATGTTTTGTAATAAGGTACTACCACTTCTTGGTAATGTGGAATTAAAAAATATCTTCTGTTTCATGCGTATCTTCCAAAAATTATTTCAGATATGGTTTCTTTATCTCCTAATGTTCCTTTCGTTAAGGCATTTACTCCTAATGCTTTTCTCACTCTGTTTGTTTTGTTAGGTGGTACACCATGTGTTAACCATGATGGAAATATGAGGAAATCATTTTTCTTTGGCATGTAGTAAATCTCTTCTTGTGAAAATACATGGTTTTGATAATCGTCATGTAAAGATGGTTCGAAGTATGACCTATTAAATGATTTAACATCTTTTGAAAAACATATAGCAGCATCATCCTCATGTGCATCATAATAGAATACTCCCGCTAATAATGTATTTGGATGAGTATGTGCTTTATGAATTTGGTTGGGATTCTTATATGTTAACCATGATTGTGCAAATCCTAATTTTTTAAATCTATATCTCATAATGTTTGTTGCAAAATCTTCAAAACATGACATAAGAAATGTATTTAATTCATTGCATATAGGATTATCTAAAATGTAACTATTAGTAGATATCATTCCATATCCTGCTTTAGTATCTTGCATTTCTGAACTGTCAAAATAATCTATTACATGTTTTAAATCTTTATCATAATTTACAACATATAGAGGTGTTGGAAATATGGGATAAACTTGTGCGTTCATAACTTTATTTATTTTCTGCGATGAAATTAAATGCTATTGATATTCTATCTCCTTGCGAATTATTCGATTCCACATGATGCTTAACCCATGATGGAAATATATAAAAGACAGATTCTATAGGTTTTTTTACCGCTACAAAAGAGTTTGCTTTTGTGCCAATTCTTTCTACATCTGATTTTAAGAAATACTCTGCTGTATCTCCTCTATGCAAAACTAAATCACCCATATTGTCGTGAGGTACAGAAACATAATACACTCCTGATAATATACTATTTTGATGGTCGTGTGCAAGGTTGTAGGAGTTAGGTGTATTTATATTTACCCAAAAATTACCAAACTTTAAATTAGGTACTCCCATTTCTTTAAAGCAATTCTCATTCACAAATACTTCAAGATTGCTAAACAAACTTCTCAAATCTTGTGGCATTGGGAGTAATATCTCACTGCTATGCCATCCTCCCCTATTCGAAATATTAACTCCCTTAGTATTGTCTTTCAAATATAAACAGTAATCTTTAATTTCCTGATTGTTTATATTCTTTATTTCGGATTCCCATATTGGAGTGGAAAACCAATTCTCTTGATGAACACTAAACTCCATAACTTAATTTTTTATATGGGTAAACCAACCTGTTAATATATACTTTGTTTGAGTAGGAGACGGAACTCCTCTATGCAGGTGAGTCCAATCGGAGGGCCATATCAATAGTTTTCCTCTCTCAGGTGTCTCAAAATGCTGCTGATAAAAAAACTCCGTCTCTCCTCTGTCCGTTAAATCATTTAAATATATCATCCAAACTAGTAATCTATCTGAATGTTTATTACCTGCTCTTTCGCAATGCCATCCAAAGAATCCTTCGTTAGGTTCATACTTCTGAATATTAAAATAAGTGTACAAATCAATAGCATCCATTTTAGTCATAGCTGTGGAATGTCTATTCAAATAGTCTAGTGCTCCATTTTGAACCGATGAGATTACCTCTTCTAATAACATTGCCCATGGTTCTTTCTTTAGGAACGATGGGTCAAATGTGATGTCTGTGGATTTCTTGTCGCTGTCTGAGGATATTCCGTTTGGGCCGTATAGAACTCCTGCTTGTTTTAAATCAGATTCTTCAAATGCTTTTATCAGATTGTAACATGTATTAATTGATATAGCATTTTTTTTAGCATAAATGAAATTGGTCATAAAACTAGTTTAACTTCTTTTTAGTGTCTTCAGATACTTCTCCCAAAAAATTTCTTAATTTACCATCATCTGTTTTTAATCGATTGAAGGATAGGTACGGGCCCATGGCATTGATGATTTCCCCCGGGGCAGATGAATCATTTAAAGACTTAACCCTATTCTCAAAATACCTATGCAAAGACTCTGCTTGGTGAGTGTTTACATTTTCTGCATCAAAAGAATTATCGTCTAATTCTTTCTTAATTGTACTCCATAAACTTAATTCCCTAACCCTATCTTTAGCTACTTGTAACATACATGACCTATCATATAAATTTCTATCAATATCAATTTCAAGTTCCATGATGTCAAATCTATTAGCATTAGGGTCTTCCGTATACTCTTCCATCTGTCTATTATATCTTAAATTCTCTACCGTATTCTTTCTCAAATCAAAAGATAAATTCATCAATGCATCAAAATGTGCTGACATCTCTCTGACTGATTGCCAATATTTAGAAGCATTTGTAGGGTGTTTAGCGTCATTTAAAACAGAGACTCTCATTTCTGTCTCTGTTCTAAAAATCTGCTTCTTATGCCAATTATCAACTAACTCATCTTTTAATGATAAAATAGTATTAGCATCTTCTTCATTTAAAACATTTACAATCTCTCGTAAATCTTCCGTAATCTGCAACTCTTTACTCATATTTAATTTTTAAGGTAAAACAATAGGTGGAGGTGTTGTGCTATTGGGTGGGACATAACTTGCCTCGACAGCAGCATCTACAATAGCTTGTGCCTCCGCTTTAGTCTTTTCAACAGCATTTACTCTTTGTGCCCATGTTGTGTTTTCTGTCACCCAAATATTGCCCGGATATCCTGCAACATGTGCCGTTTCATTTTCTTGGTGAGTAATAAACCCATTTCCATAATTCTCTACTTGATAGTACTTTTTCATTTTAGTTTATTTAGTTTATTTATAATTTATTTTCTAACTCCTCAATCCTTTTTGTTAGATTTTCAATTTGCTCATCTTGTTTTTTCACAACCTCTATTAATAATGCTGTTAATCTACCATAAGACACAGAAGATGGTTGATTCTCATCGTCCAAGTTAACAATCTGTGGTAAAATATCGTATACTTCTTCTGCTATAACACCTATTTCTTTGTTATTGTTTCCTATCTTGTTGTATTGTATGCCTCTTAACTTTTTAACTATTTCTAAGGGATTTTCAATATCTTCTACATTTTCTTTTATCCTTATAGTTGAAGTTTCTGTTAATGTTGTACAAGTAACTGTACTACTAAAAGTAGCTGCTCCTGTGTTGGATATAAATAAACTTTGTGTTCTTGCATTATTACCACCTGTATTAAAAGTAATGTTAAATCCTGCTATACCTGTATTACCATTTGCATCAGCCCAAAGAGATAACTGAGAACCTGCATCTGACCCATTTCCAGCTACCTGTAATCTCGATGTGTAAGTAAGCCCCGATACACCTAATGTACTTCCATCAAATGTTAAATTTGCTTCTGCATTTATAGCTGTTGATGATACCGATGTTAATACTCTATTATCAGCAGGGTTTGTGTATGATGTTATTCCTGCACTTGCTCCTGTTGCTCCTTGAGTTCCTACTGTACCTTGAATTCCTGTAGGGCCTTGATTGCCTTGGAAACCTTGAGTACCTACTGTACCTTGAATACCTTGGTTACCTTGAGCACCTTGGTTTCCTTGAGCTCCGTTTGTACCTGCTGTTCCTTGAATACCTTGAGCACCTTGGTTACCCTGAGCACCTTGGTTACCTTGAGTTCCTTGAGCACCTTGGTTTCCTTGAGCACCTTGGTTACCTTGAGTTCCTTGATTGCCTTGAGCTCCATTAACACCTACTGTTCCGTTAGTTCCTTGAATACCTTGGTTTCCCTGTGTACCCTGTGTACCCTGTGTACCCTGTGTACCCTGTGTACCCTGTGTTCCTTGTATTCCTGTAGTGCCTTGTAGACCTTGTGGGCCTGCTATATATAAACTACCACTAACAATATGTCCTCCTTTTGCTACAACGACATATCCTGTTGATGGGCTAATAAAAGATAGTTTTACCCTATTATTGTCTAGTAATTTAATTTGATTAGGTACGAAGTAAAAATCAGAAGCATCATAAACAGAAACTATAACATTTTTAGAATTAAAATTGTGTGTTACTGTTATAGATGAGGTAGCGGAAAAAGATGCAGATACTGTGAATACCTCGCTAACTTCTCTTATAGGGCCTTGAATACCTTGAAATCCTTGGAAACCTTGAAATCCTTGGAAACCTCTAAGTCCTTGAAATCCTTGTGCACCTACAAGTCCTTGGTTTCCCTGCATACTTGCACTAACTATATGACCTCCCTTAGCCACTACAACATGTCCTGTAGATGGGTTAGAGAATGTTAATTTTACTCTATTATTGTCAAGTAAATTTATAGTTTCGGGAACAAAGTAAAAATCAGAAGCATCATAAGCCGATACTATTACATTTTTAGAATTGAAATTATGAGGTACTGTTATAGATGAGGTAGCTGTAAAAGATGCAGCTATAGTGTTTACTTGAGATACTGTTACATTACTAAATGATAATTTACCTAAACCATCAGTTCCTAAAACTTGTCCTAATACTCCATCTGCTGTAGGGTATAATAAACCACTTGCTGTAAATGATGTAGATACATTTAACTTGTTTAGTTCTGCATTAGAACCACTGACTATCACCTTTTTCCAATTAGGCATTTCTTATATTTTTTATTATGGTTGGTTACTTCTATTCGAAGCCCACTTCCCCATAGGGCCAATAATAAATTTATTTAATATTCTATATATTATTATAAAACACTATTTTTTACTTGATTGTTGTATATAATCTTCTTGTAATTTTATTATAAGATTATATATAAATTCTATATCTTTTATTTTAAATGTTTGTTCTCCCAATACTGTTATTACATATTGTAATTCTTCAGGAGTGTATGTTATTTTTGATTGTACTTCTTCCCCACTTTCTGTATAGGTTGGAGAAAGACTTCTTGCAATTCCTTTTTTAATAACTGTTGGCAAAACTTTTAATATTTTATTTATTAACAATTTCAAATTTATACGTAAATATATATTTGTCCACTTTCTACTCTTATATTACCTACATGGTCAGCTTCAGCAGTAGCAGCATTAGCTTCAGTTCCTTCAAATACACCTGCCACATAATAACTTGGTGTTTGATTTCCTGTATTATTCCAAGATATATTATTTGCAACAGCTAATCTACCATCATTAGTATTATAGCTAACATCCCAAAATAATGCTGAACCACTATTTGCTACACCTGTACTACCTCCAAATACTATACCCGAATCAGTATTTACTGAGCCTGAGTTAACTAGTATAAATGGGTCTTTAACTAATAAATTAGTTGTGTTAATATAAGTTAAATCTCCACTTACTGCTAAATCACCTCCTACAGTTAAATCTCCTGTAACAATAACATTGTCAGGTAATCCTATAGTTACCGTACCATTAGTTCTTGATGCAGTAACTTCATTAGCAGTTCCTAGAATACTTAATACTGCTCCTGTTGTGGCATTAGCAAGTGAAACATGTCCCGAACTAACCGAGAAACTACCACTTGAAAATGATGCTACACCTTTATTTGTATATGATGAATTTTCACCTGAAATGGTTAGTGTCTGTCCTGACATTGCTGTGTCAATACCTTCACCTCCCGTTACAGTTAGATTTTGTGTTTTTAGTGATACAGTACCCGAACCTGCAAATTCATCTACTATAGTTAATGCAGAAACTAAGCCTGTTAATCCTGCACCATTTCCTACAAATGAACCTGAAAAAATAGAACCTGATATTACTGTTGCTGCTGTTAGATTAAGTTTAGTTCCATTAAATGTAAGACCACTTGATTCTAATCTACCACCAACTCCTGCAATGACTAAGTTATCATTAGTTAGTACTGAAGAAGTTATCGATGTTACATGTGCATTAGAACCACTTACTAATACTTTTTTCCATTGAGCCATTGTTACGTAGTTTTATATTTACTATAAATATATATTTATTTAAGAAAAAATCATTATTATACTCCTATCCAAAAATTTGCTTTACTATAGGCTAATCCTCCTGCAACAGGTGGTGGTAATTCATTGAACTCACCTAATTTAAGTACTCCATTTGATGTTACTGTAAGAGCATTAAAAGAACCTGACCTTATTATAAAAAAATCTAAACCTGCTATTATATTAGGTCTTAATATTTGTACAGAACCTGTTATCTCAGCTTTTCCTACATACGGAAACATTGACTTTGAAACTTCTGAATCAAAATTTATTATTGATGTTGTTGGTATGTTATATAGACCATTCCCACTTCCAAAAAATTGGGAAGCATATAAAGAACCTGTTACCTTTAAATTATTAGTAGTAGTATAGAAACTTCCCGTTTGACCAAATAATGTTCCACCGAGGAATCCTCTCGGCCCTCTCGGCCCTACCGAACTTACTGTAACTACCTTAGTTTCATTCTTACTTACTACAACAATCTCAGGTGAACTTCGGGAATTCAGTGTTATTCTCTCATCGTCATTGTTTATTACTATTCTCCTTGACATCAGAATGTTACCTCTTTACTTAGTTTTACTTTTCCTTGTAATAATCTTGTAACAACTTCACAAGCACCACTACCACTAACTATTTCTAAATCATAGTAAGCTTGGTCAAATGAGAACGCAGATGATGATGCAGCACTTATACTAATGCCTATACTACCTGAAGATTTTGGATACGTTAGATTGCCTACAGTAGGGGTTAAATCAAGTCCTGTTCCACATTGAGTCATTGCCGATGTAAGTCTTGCATATACTATTGAACCTTTAGGTGCATTTCGTATCTGCATTCTTGCACTGAAATTAGTTAAGTCAAATGGAACTCCGTTAGAGTCTTTATAGTCAACTCTTAAATCTACAGTTGTACCTTGTTCTATTATGAAATTATATAAACCTGCTGCCATACTATTCTTTTATATAAATAGTACAGTTTTATATATTATTCTATAATATAACTACTTCTCCTTTAGAAAATTCTTGAGTATCTAACTTATAGGTATGCATAGTTTCTAAAAGTATGTCTGATATATCTTTTGATTGAACATCTTCCCAAGATTTTTCAATAGTATATTTTACAATATCAATAGGAATAACTCTTTTTTCATAAGATTCTTTATCCACATAAACTTCATATAATCCAACTAATTTATAATTGGATTTCCAATTAATACATTCAATATCATCATCTGTAATAATTATTTCTTCTAAATCTAATCTACTTTTAGAAGACATCTTCTCAACTAAAATTACAGATTCTAAATTAACTGTCTGCTGCTTCCAAGGCATTTTAAAAACTTTCATACTACTATTTTACTTTATGAATAATACAATCCTAAAACTTCTTTTAATGCAGGATGCCTGTGGTTCTCTTCCAATTCTACTATATACACGTATGAACTGTTTTTTAATTTAGATAACCTAGATAATCCGCTATCATATAAGTTTTTTAAATCAACCTGCTTCATATCTCCGCAGAATATCATTTGACTTTCTTTACCTAATCTCCCTAAACACATAGCTGTTTGCTCTGAAGTTAAATTTTGACATTCATCTAGTATACAAACTGCATTGTCAAAAGTTCTACCTCTAAAATGGGATAGTGATACTATTTCTATGGACTTTTCTTCCAACATTTTATCTATAACTACATTCTTATTATATACTTTTCTTAAATTATCTATGATGGGTATTAACCATGGCTGCATTTTCTCCTCTATCGTGCCGGGCAAGAAACCATTATTCTCATTAGCTACCGTAGGTCTCGATATTATTATCTTATTGACCTCTCTCTTAAAATACTTATCTAAGGCTATCTGTATGCTTAATAGAGTTTTCCCACTTCCTGCCTCTCCTAGTACAAAACTGTAGGGATGTCTTAATATTTGCTCCTTTGCTACTCTTTGCTCATCTGATAATGAGATTGAAAATTTAACATCTGACTTCGGTGTCCTCTTCTCTTTGTTTTCACTCATTTATTTATTGTTTGGTATTCATATATAAATATACATAAATAAAAAAAGAGACCCTAAAAATTAGAGTCTCTTTGTAATATTATCTATAATATTTTTTAGATGGTCTCAAGACCTCCTACATAAATCTTACCATAGAATTCAGGTCTTACCATTTTCTTGGCATACCTTGTTTGAATTCCTTTTCTTGGTGTGAAATTCTCAGGGTCAAGAACAGTAGGAGTCATCATAATTGGAATATATGGAGCATATACAGCACCTGTTTCCAAGAATTGACTTCCTCTGTATCCGAGAAGGATTGTATTCTCAGTCATATACGGATTCTTGTATACAGTGTATCTACTATTGATAGTACCTATCTTTTGTACACCCATGGCATACTCCATTTTAGTTCCATCAGTATTAGCAGCATATCCCGGAATTGATTCCAACACAGTAGATACAGTTGGAGAACATACCATAAAGTTTGCTCCTCCACCCTTCAATACTAAACGGTGAATCTCGTTGGATACTTTCTGAAGTTTAGTTCCTAATGTTTGAAACCACTCTCCTTGTGAATTGTAATATCCACCCGTACCTGCTGATTGTTGTACGAATTTAACTCCGTCCCAAACTTCATTGTTCTTTGCAGACCAATAATCTACAGTTTGAGCATTCTTAATAAGCATATCAAGAATTTCTAAATCAATTTCGTGTGAAATATACTCACTAAGCATAGCAGTCAATTCAGCCTCAGCATCTAATGAATGATATGCATTTAAGTCTTGTGCGAATTCATCACTCCATTTAGTTTTCAATTTACGGGTTTTAGCCGTAATTTCCTCTGAACGAAGTTCTAAATTGATTTCAGGAATATCTAACTGTGCATCAAATGTTGCAGATGCTTGACCTGCTTCAAAATCACCACGAGTTGTTGACGTAGGTTGTTTAGTATAAGTTACTACAGCGTTAGTAGCAGTACCTCTAATAATAAACTCAATTTGGTTTGAAGCATTAAGTTTAGTAAATGCAGGATAGTAAGTTGTAATACCACTACCACTAATTGCAAATGCTCTAATTGCCTCAATATCAAGTCCTGATAAAGAGCCTGTAGCAACAGTTACCTTTTTCAATGTTACACCCGCAGATGCTAATGATGAAGATACTACCGAATCATAATTCAAGGCAGAATTCCAAGCAGCTGTTGTTGAAATAGATGAAGTTGTGTAAGTACTAGTAGTAACAGTTGTACTTCTTGTCAATGACTTAGTTACATCGTTAGAAGTGTAGGAGAAACGACCTGCACCGTATAGACCACCTGTGCCGGGTGTTCCTCTACGAGCATCAGTAACACCAAAGACAGAGTCTGCCTGTGAAGTTCTTCCTGAACTCGTTTGGAATCCACCTTGAGCTGTTCCATACTTAAAGTCTAAGAAGAATACCAAACCCGTTGGTAAATTCATAGGCTGTACAGATACGAAGTCTTTAGCAGAAATTTCTGTAAATACACGTCTTACTAGTGGAAGTGCTACACCTGCCCATTCTTCCGAATTGGAATTAGTGCCTGTTCTATTCGCTTCTACGACCAATTGTTTAGCTTGGTTCTCTAAAAGGATAGCAACATTGGATTTTTCTTGTCTCTCGTCAGAAAGACCTTCTAAAAGTCCAATTTTTTCCCACTTCTTAACAAGACCCGCAACCTCCGCTTTGCGGGTACGGTTGTAGTCTACAGGTAGAAATGATTGAATATTCATTATTTATTCTTTTTTAAAATTATTTAATAATTCCCGCAAGTTGTTGCAAACGACTTACCATTTTGTTTTCTTCAAGGATTCTAGGAGACGGTTTAGTCGAATTTAATGTTGACTTTGACGCTCTTGATTCCTTCAAACGCATAGACTTGCTATTAACTTTTGATTTAATTTCGTTCAACGTTGTTGCAAGTGATGCATAGAGTAATTTTGTTTCTCTAATAGACGTTGCTCTATCAAAACTTTCTAAAATTGATACTTTTTGGCTTTCATCCAAATTATGTGCTCTGAACAATTTTCCTGAATATAAAAGTTTCGAGTTGATTAACAGTGACTCATTTATCTTTTTCTTCAAAAATCTAACAGTTCTATAAGCTTCTTGTAATTCCTCTTCTTTAGAATCTAATTCTTCTTTCATTGCTTCCATGTCAGCAGATGGTTCTTCCTCTTCTTCAGAACCTTCCATTTCTGATAGCATTTCTCTAATAAATTCTTCTAAGTCAGATTTTTTAGATGGTTCTTTCATGACAGGAGCTTCTTTAGGTGCAGGTGCAGCCTCAGGCTCTTCCATACCGTCCTCTTCCATCATTGGGTCTTCGTCTTCCATATCTAATTCTCTTAGAATTTCATCTAATTCATCAGAATCTTCTCCATCATACTCATCCTCCATACCCTCACCTTCCATCATCTCATCCTCCATATCCTCACCTTCCATCATCTCATCATCTTTTTCCTCACCTTCCATCTCAAATAGAGTTTCGTCTAGTGAATCATCCTCATCAGTGTACTCATCTTCCTCATATAAACTATCATCCTCTTCACTTTTCATCTCCTCTGCAACCATTCTTTTGATTTTTGGAGCAAATGTTTCAGCTAAACTTGCTTTTGCATTTTCAATAGCTACTTGACGAATCGCTTTCGCATCGGCAATTGCTTCTTTTAATAAATCTTGCATTTGTTTCTATTTTTTGCTAAAAAGATTATTGAAATCCTTATAATACTTTGTTTATTTTTTAAACTAAATATTAATATTTAGTATATACTATTATAAATAGTATACAATTTAATATAAATATCAATATTTTAATTTTTTTTTAATTACAACTGCAAACTCCTTGTATATCGCATATAATATTGGAAATTAACGTATTTATTTTTTTATTCTTTTCTATAAATTTTTGTTCTTTTAATATTGAATCTTTTGAAATACCTTCATTTACAGGAAACATATATGCTCCATGTGTTGATGGATTCGATACGAAATCAAATGCTACTAATTCAAAATCACTTTGAACTTCCAAGTATTTATCTTTATCTTCAGTAAATACCTCCCTTATAGAACCTAATCCTCTTGAACTAATTCCAATTATAATTCCTGATGCTAGTATATTTTTTAAAATATTACCTGACGGTGTAGGTAGTATTTCTATATCTCCCATTAAATCATTACCATTCCACCACATTTTTGTTATATGATGTGATGCATTGGCTAAACTAACTACAGATGAATCAGGGTGGTCACATTCACCTAAAGCTCTTCTCTGAGTTACAAACTCTTCATTATATTTATCTGCTTCTCTCTTTAATATATCCATTGGATATACTCTACCATTTTGATTCTTAGCTCCTGCTCTTTGTAATACTCCTGTAACCCTGATTGGTCTATTATATTTTATAGCTTCATTTATTGAATCTACGTTTGGAGTAAATTTATTATATTCTATAAGTAATGATTTGTTAGATGTCATATCTTTATGTTTAATTAAACAATTCTTGAAGTTTGTTTTGTATATATACAATTTTTGAATTTATAGAATAGAATTTTTTAGAACTGTTTTGCCAAAACTGACCATCTAGTTGGAAATCTTTTTTTAATTTTAAATTATTATCTATTATTTTTTTAACATCTTCCAAATTTTTATCTATATCTATAAAACATTTGTTTAACTTCTCTTTGTTTGTATTTGAATCATCATTTTTATAATCGTAATATGTTATTTCAGATAATGATTTTTTATAAGGTATTGTATTCTTATAAGATTTTTTTACTTGTTTTCCTACAGAATTTTTTAAATTTGAATTTTTCTTAGTTTCATCAGACTTTCTTGCAGGTTTTTTCATAAATGCATTAGGCGTTTGATAACCTGCCACATTTGCCGTTACATTCTCCTCTTCCAATTGCTGAGATATATTTGATAACTCTTCTTCTATATCATCATATATTTTATCTAACTTCATAATATTCTATGTATTTATAATTCTCTTAATAATTCATAATATCTTATCATAGAAAGATAATGACTCTCCGTAATAAAACTTGAATTTTTTAACTTTGGCAGTATACTTAATATTTCTTTTACTTTTATGTCTAATACTGTATCTTCTATATTTACTAATTTAGATTTTAGTTTAGACTCTATATTATCTATATGTTCCGTGATAAATATTGTTGTTTTCTCACTATCAACGGAATTAAATATAAAATGCCTTAGTATTTCTTTTTGATTTTCATCTAAGTTAGAACTCCACTTATTATTGAATTTTTCAGTAAGTAACTTAAATGTCAATGATTTTAATTCAGGGTCTACAGATTCCATGAATTCTTGCTTATCACTTGTACTGTCCGTATTATTACTAGTTATATGATTTACTATATATAGCTTATTTTTTAAATATAACGAAGGATTATCTGATTCCCTATGCTCAAATAAATTATATATGGAAGCATATATTTTGTAGTTATCTATCTGAGTTTTCATAAATATATCTTTGTTAAAGCTTTTATTAATATCTTTAACAAGATTGTATTTACTCTTCTCTAATGTTGGGGAGTTTATTTGAGAGTGTTCTTTTATAACAGCATCCACCATTTTTAAAGCAAATTCAGGATTTTTATCCTTGTAATTATATAACGTATTATATAAATTAAGTTCTGATTTCAATGGTGAGTCATCATTGAAATATTTCTTGACAAATTTTATACTGAGTGGATTCTTACCTTGTAAAACATCACTTGTCATTTGTCTAATCAGCAATTCGTATAGAAGTCCTGTATTCTTTATTTTTTTATGTTTAAAAATCTTCGACATTATATCTTAATTATTTATTATAAATATACAATTATGAATCTAACATTTCATTTAAACTTTTCTTTCCAAAACTATCTTCCAATTGCTTCAACAATTTTGCTCTGTCTACTCCTTCTCCTTTCGTTGAAAAACCTGTATCTGACATAACTCTTTGATATCCTAAAGGGTCTCTTCCATTAGATTTATCTCTGTCAGTTCCAAACTTTTTATTTGATTTAGGTCTACCACCCATCTCTCCAAACTCACCACCATCACTTTCAACAGGTTCTTTTGATACATGCATTTGAGCTATTGTGTGTGGAGTTCCTTTAACCTCTCCTGATTGTCTAGGGTCATTACCTTCACTAGCTATCTGCTCCATTCTCCAAGCTGTAGCTTGGTCTTTCAATAATAATTCTTCCTCGGCAACCCATTCGTCCCTACTTAGATTCAATACATTTTCATATATATATTTTCTTGATACTAATTTAGAGTCTTTCATTGCATTTGCTAATGTAATCTTCTCATTTAGTATTTCTACTCTCTGTCTTTCATAAACTATAGATGGATTATTTAAACTTAATTCAAAATCAATTAAAGATGAATCAGTATATCCTTGTAAAAATAAATGTATTACTGCTATTTTATATAATTCAGATTCAAATATACTTTGAATTCTTTCAATTGTTCTTGCAAATCTTACATCTTCTGCTGCTAATACGGCTTTTCCCTCCAAATTTTCATCGTATCCTAAGAATGCTCTAGGTATCTTTAAAGCAGCCATCATTTTCTGCTTAATGTAATCAACGTCTTCTATAAAACCATCATTACTCATTCCATCTAAAGTCTCAATTTCTGTCTGATTATCTCCTCCTCTAACAGGAATGTAGACATCTTCCAACATATTTTGCAAATTAAACTTCAAATTGTACTGACCTGTTTTTTCATCTATATATGGAGTCTTTTTAGTGTCATCCATAATTTTCTGCATGTATTGGTCAATTTCATTAGGACTCAAATTACCTACAGCTATCTTATAAACTCGTCTTTGAGGTGCTCTCATAATTCTATGAATCATCATTGCATCTTCCATCAAAGAAAGTCTTTTATATTCTTTCCTAGCAGCCTCTAACATTGACCTACCGTATGGTAAGAAATTAGTATCTGAAAGTAATCTAAAATGAGCTATCTCATAATATTCATACTCATCTTTTAAAAATGGATTTCTATTTGTTAATGGTTCATATTTAAATCTAACATCATAGGGATTATATTCAGCCATCCCACCTTTGTCAAATCTAGTTTGCATATCTGATTTAAGTCCTGCTTGTTGTGCTTCCAATCCTTCCAACCTTTGCACGTCATATGAAGACATCGGAATTACATTCACAACTCCAAGTTCTTCATCTAAATCTAAAGCTAAATAAAAATCTCCATACTTACAGGCATTCCGTATCCAAGGCCATAAATTAAATTCAATATTTAATATATCATAAAATAAATTATGTAATATTTGTTTTATTTTATCATTCTGAGTTTTTATTTTTAATATAGAACCATCAGCAGACCTTATACTAGATTCATCTGCATATATGTCTAATGCTGATGCTAATATAGGGTCTTCATCCATTGCTTCATAGTCCCTATATAATTCTAGCTTTGTGGCAAAGAAGTTTGTAGAAGCATTAGGAGTGTAATACCCATGTGATTTATAAGTATGAACTCCTGTATACCTACCTCTATACGCACTATCTCTAGTTCCTACAGACTGTAACTGAGAAGTATCATAAACCTTTATCCTATTCTTGCCTGTTCTCCTAACTACTACTTTAGTAGAAAATAGTTTTGATAACCTAGACCTAAATGATTCTTCTGCCATACTTTTACTTTTTATATATGGTTATAATAACCATTTTAATGAATCTGATTCCTTATTCGGTAACTCTTGAGTCCAATTTTTATGGTCACTACTATTGCTTGAATAAAATGATTTTTTAAAATTATCTAAGGTAGCTCTTTGAATCTCAATACCTTGCTGTTTTAATTTCATTGCTGTGTCTCTTACCCAAAATGCCATTGCCCAACACATTGTTAAATCATCGTGATATCCTCTTTGAGCTTCAGCCCGACCACTTTTCCATATAAATGTGTTAAACTCATCTAAAGACCTAACGCTTCTACATATCGGAGATTTTTCTCTGAAGTATGTTTCTAGTTTAGATATCATTACAGGTCTTGTTTTCATGTTTATCGAAACACCGGGTGTCATTTTACTCTTATCCTGCAAATCATATGAACCAACTAAATGTTTAGAAATATCTACATACGGGTCATTCTTATAATGATAAAACAAATTAGTATATCCTCTATCTAATGCAACTTGAACAGTATCCCATCCAATTCCATTGTTATCTATAATCAATAATGCGTTATTCCATTCGGAAGCTACAGATACCAACATATTACCGAAATCCTTAGTACTTATAGCACCTTTATACTCGGCAACCTGTGTAACAGTTTCTACATCGATTACTACAAATGCACTCTCATCTTCTCCGTCACCACGAGCAACGTCAGCAGATATTATATATGATTTTTGATATGAAGGATACTCCCATATCCAATAATTAGCATCGAAACCTCTCTTTTCTATGGGTTCTTGAGCGTATGTTGTTCTATACCATTCTATGATAGGCCCGTCTATAACCGTATGCCCTGAAGTTATAAAGTCACAATCATTTTCTTGTGCAGCCATTTTCGGGCCGAGTAAATTATCCTGTTCATCCCTCCAAGATTGGTCTCTATCAGGATGTACATACCATGGTAATCTTATTGGGAAAAATTCCTTCCCTTGTTGTGCTATAGTCCACTTTTTATGAAATAAATTGCCCGTTCCATTTGGAGATGATATAAGTATTGCTCCACCCCCTGTAGATAGCGTAGATTGTGCTGCTGTCCATATATCATCTATAGTATCAATATGAGCTGCTTCGTCTATTACAAGTAACGACAATGCCTCAGAACGACCTGCATCTACTGATGCTGCAACTGCTTTAACTTGTGAACCGTTTTTTAGTCTTAAACTTAGCTTATTATCTTCTATAGATGAAGCTTTCAGCCATGAAGGTAAGTTTTCATACATGACTCTAACTTTAGTAACAAGGTTTTTTGCAACTTCTTGTTTTGTTGCAATAACCAATACGTTAAAATCAGAATTAAAAGTCATTTTATAAAGGATATATCCCGCTGTAAGTGTGGATAATCCTAACTGCCTTCCTTTATTAACAACAACAAATCTATTCTCTTCAAAATCAAATAGACATTGCTCTTGGAATGAGAATAGTTTAAAATTAACTTTACCTTTCTTAGGATGCTGTATTACACAGTATTTCTTCATGAAGTGAGTAGGGTCTACCGAACATTTTCTGTACTCATCCTCTATAATTTCCTTTAATGTTTTTTTTGCCTTTACCTCCTCTTGCATCTATTTTATATTTGCCACAATTCTATAGGATGTATATGCACTTATAACTCCTATGAAAAACCAAACAACAGGCTTTTCAATAAAATTTTTCTTATCTGCTTTTATATAATTTTCATATGCTTGTATACTTTTTTGCATATTGTCTAATCTATCGTCTTTTAATTTTATGAGTTTATCATTTATACTCAGTAATTCTTGATAATTAAAACTTTCATCTTTATACTGCTGTACTAGTATATTATTTAATTGTAGATTTTTATTTAGTTTTGTATTTGTAGTTTCTAATGAATCTATATAATTATATATTCTTATGACTTGGTTCTGAGTAAATACCGTATCAACATCTACTTGAGATATCAATGCGGTATTTACTAATAGAAATAATATAGTTAATGTATTTTTCATTTATAAATTTTTTAATTTCTTAGATATTTTTTTTATATCAGTTTCTATTGTTTTATTTTCATTAACTATACTATCTCTATTATTTTCAATTTTTTTAATCTTTTCTTTAATATTTTTTATATTATTCTTTTTGTCTTCTATTTTATTAAGTATGTTCTCTTCCTCTGTATTTATTTGTTTATCTACTTTTTCTACTTCTGCCAAACTTTTTTTTAATCTATATTCAATTATATATTTTTTTAATTTATAATAAGCATATATCAATACTACTGATATTACTATATAATACAAATAATTTAAATATTGGTTCATTTTAGTTATTTAAGTTTTGTTCCTTACTGAATTCCTTATATGGCTCAAACATATCTTCTTTTAATTTTTCAAAATCATTATCTATCTTTTCTAAAAAGCTTTTCTTATTTTGAAAATTCCAAATTTCTCTGCTACCATCCTCTTCTACATACTCTATTGCATCTAACGAGGATTTTATGATTTCTTTTTCTTTTTCAGCATCTTTAAAAAATGATACTATAGATTCATAATTTTTCCTTTTTTCGTATTCTTCAAATTTACCATCTGCTTTTAGATATGTTTCGAATCTTGTCAAACAATCTAAACACATGTTGTGAGACATGCAAGATTGTTTATCATACCTAGTATATATTTTTGTCTTTAGTTTCTCGCAATCATCATAACATTTGTCATAAGATTCTAATTCTTCTTTTAAATGGTATAGAGATTTTAAATTCTTCCGTCTCTTCACTCTATACCCTTTTTTCTGCTCCCATTCAACTACAGCTCCATTTGGTAAAACTTCTTCCCAAATTTCACCAACGTTTCTTATATTACTATCTTTGGCTTTTTCATATCCAACAATAGTTCGAGTCTGCATTTTATGCTCTCCCGCTAATAATTGTCTTACAGCTTTTATGTTTTGTAACTTCGACATAATTTATTATTCTCTTGTTTTAAATTTATTTATAATTGCTTTACGAATAAATGCATCCGATATGCTAGGTAAAGCAGACAACATCTGAATATAAGCCTCTGCCTTATCTCTTCGTGAGCTCATCCTAGAAGCGTCTTGTACAAAATTTGAAAATCCCGAAGATTTCAATAGAGATGATATTGATTTACTAGGTGATACTTCTTCTTCAGAATTTTTCTCCTGTTTAGGACTTTCAGGTTTTTTGGGACTTTCAGGTTCTTTTTCTGATTTTGGTTTTTCTGATTTTAACTTTTCTGATTTCTCAGCCTCTTGTATAAATTCTAATAATTGTTTTAAATCTTTATTTGATACTTTACGCTTAGATTCAAACATATAATCATATTTACTAAAGCGCAGCTCATTTTCTACATCAGCAGGAAGATAATCAACCCACTTTTCACCTCTAATATCTTTCTCAATCTTATCTTTCTTTTCTTCATTCGAAAGTGTTTCATCCTCTAGTGTAGGTGCTATCATCTTAGCTATAAATGTAGAAAGTTTATCAACAAACTTTGTCTTTTCTGCTTTAGTTTTTGCTTCTAATTCATTAAGTTTAGTATCATCATATCCTTTTTGGATAACTTTTTTACTCTTGGATGCTCCGATATCTTTATGACTAGCTATTCTTTTTTGAACATATGCCATTAAATCTGATATGGCAGGAGTTGTTTTATTTCCTGATTTTATATGTTTGTCTATAAAATATCCAATTTTTTCTAAATAATCAGCTTCTGTTAATCTTGTTCTATTAATGTTCATAATATATATTTTTACTATAAATATATCAGAATTAAATTAAAATTTACTATTTATATAACTTAAAGCATTTTCAATTATATTATGCATATCATAGTATTTATACTCAGCTAATCTCCCGCCAAAATGAACATTTGGAAGTTCATCTGCCAAACTTTTATACTTTTTATATTTTTCAGTATTTTCAACATCATTTACAGGATATAAAGGTTCGGATATCTCCGTGTACTCTATTGGAAACTCATGAGTTATCCATGTAGAATCTATTTTTTTATAATCGAAATGATTATGTTCTATAATTCTTGTGTAAGGTATATCTACATCTGTATAGTTTATCATTGCTGTTCCTTGAAAATCTGCAAGATGTACTTGAGTATGCTGAAATTTAGTTGTTTTATACTCTAATAATCCATACTTATAATCAAAAAATTTATCAATAGCACCTGTATATATCACATTTTTATGCGGAGGTAATTCTGAATTAAAATAATCAGTATTTAGGATAACATCTATATTTTCTAACAATTTTTCAAAAATTTGAGTGTATCCTCCTATAGGTATGCCTTGATATATGTCATTAAAATAATTGTTGTCATATGTAAATCTTACAGGTAATCTTTCTATTATTTCTTTAGGTAATTCTGTAGCTTTCTTTCTCCACTGCTTTTCAGTATATCCTTTTATTAATGCTTCGTATACATCCGTTCCTACTAGTTTGATAGCTTGTTCTTCTAAATTTGTTGGATTATCTATGTGCTTTGATTGTATTCTAATAACCTCTTTTACTATGCTTGGTGAAGCATCTCCCCAAAATTTTGTAAAAGTCCACATATTAAAAGGTAATGAATATATTTCATTCTTGTAAGATGCTACAGGTCTTAGTGTAAAGTTATTAAATTCAACGAATTGATTTATCCATTCCCAAACTTTTTTGTTTGAGGTATGGAATATGTGAGGGCCGTATTCATGAACATGCACACCATCTCTATTTGATGTATAGCAATTCCCGCCTATATGACTTCTCTTATCTATTACACGTACTTTGTAACCTTTTTTATTTAGCTCGTATGCACATATAGAACCGTAAAATCCTGAGCCTACTATTAGATAATCTATCATATTATTTATTAAAATTTCTAATATAATTTAACCACATATTTCCTATAGTTTCTAATTTATATTTTGAAGTAATATAATTATAACCATTATCTTTAACAAGATTTTTAACTTGTGGATTCTGTTCTAAATAATGAATCATATGTACAATATTTTCATCTATTTTAAACTTACCATCTAAATCTTTAGTTAATGGTTCATTTTGTACAGTTTCTAAATCAAAACCTACAGGAAGTTGTAACCATTGACAATAGTCTTTATAATTGTCATACAATGCTCCTAAAGGGTATGTAATTACTGTTACACCTAGAGCTATAGCTTCAGCGACTACACATGAGAACGTATCTTTATGAACATCTTGATATGGTGTATACAGTGGATATATGAAATATTCACTCTCAGCTAAGTGCTTAAATAATGTTTTTTTGTCTACTCCATCATGTTTATAAAAGAATTTTGCATCATTACTAGGTATTGTTATCAAGTAATCAAATGCATGAAATTCCTTATCTTCATAAGTAAGTTTATCAATGGCTGAGTAAGCTATGTCTCCTCCTCTTGCCCAAGATGCATGGAATATAAATTTACGGGGTTTTTTAATAGGTTTTTCTTTTAGTACCTCATCTATCATTTCATCCATTATCGGATTAGGTATTGTTTCTATTTTTACAGATTCTTCCCCCAAATTTTCTTGTATGGTTCTCGATACATTTCCTGTCATTTTTTTCTCCCAATCAGATATATGTACAATACCTAAATTTAGATTATGTTTTTTTACATAGTTCACTATACTATCAATACCATATATCCATTGCATATGTGACCAATATATCAAAGAATTACTAACAGATATTGGTAATAAATCATAATTCTCAAACCAAAGCATACTAATTAGTATATCAAATTTTTTATTTGATATACCATCAAAATTTAAATTAGTATAAGATACTCCATTATAATGATATCCATAATCATAATTTATTTCTGATTTTCTATATTCATCTTTTAATTCAGGTTCTAAATCATCAGTAGCAACTACTATCTGATTTCCAAATTTACTTAAATATTCAGCAATTAATATAACACTTGTATCAGTACCTGAACAACTACCTCCTCCATATCTCATAGTATAACCATTAACATAGTTACTTCTACGACTGTTACCTATAGTAATGAATGCTATTCTCATACAAATAATTTTTCATATCTTTCACTCCAACCTAAATCTTCATCATATAAATACATTACTATTTTTTTAGGTTCTTTAATACCATTCATAGTAACTTCATAAAAATTTGTTTTTAAATTTATGTAAGTATCATCTAATAAATCTATTCTATATAATTCTTCTGTATCTGAATGAACACCTAGTGTTAGAAATTTTGGTTTAGTAAAATTAAAATTTCTAAAGAATTCTAAATCCCATATGCAATCTAAGGTATACTCTTTACTTTTGAAGTCTTCTTCCCAAGAAATTGGATTTGGAGGTTCTTTAACATCTAAGGTATATCTTTGTATTAAACATTCTTTAAATTTGAATCCACCGTAAATTTCATAATCTTCTAAAGTTCTCTGCTTTCCAATTCCATATTTTTCATCTATTGTTATACCATAATCCTCTTGACCAAAAAGTTGTCTTGTTTTATTTCTTGAGAACATATCTCTTTGAGTACTTGTATACTCTGTTTGTGAAACTTCTCCATGGTCTTCCCAATGTTTAGGTCTATAACTTCTTGTATATTCGTGCCACATAATCATTCTATATGGACTGTAAAAATCATAACCATTGGTAAAAGCTCTTAAACTTAATGTAGTTTCTTCAGTATACCCTCCAAAATATATTTCAGGGTCATATGGAACATCTTTTATAAATTTACCATATGTAAAATAAAAATGACCACTTATAGTTCTTGCTCTTATAATATTATGTCTACTTTCGTAATCTTGTATATACCAAGGCATACTCATCAGAAGTTTATCACTACTGAATTCATATTGAGACATTAAACATGGAATTTTTATATACTCACTTTCGTCAGTATTAGGGTCGAATGGAGTACAGTATGTTGTTATTATTGGATTTTCTGAATAATTTAAAGCTTCCTTAAAATCTTCTAGTAATATTGAATCCCAATTTTTAACAAATCTGTGATGGGAATCTATCTGTAAAGTATATAATTCACCATCATAAAGTTCATTTGTTATATTTCTTGCCCAACCCAATCCTTTACTTTCAGAGTAATGATGTTTTGATATTCTAAAATTTTTTTTATTATCATAATATGATATGTCTTCATCATCCCCATGCTGCCAACATATCCCAAAAATTAAATTATTAGGATTTTTAGCTTTAGCTAACATATCATCTATTGTAGGTATTAATTGCAAATCTCGGTAACTTGCAATCTGCACAAATATTTTTGGAGAATGTACGCTTTTCATTAAAACTTTTTATTTACAAATATACATAAATTAATTCATACATTTAAGAACCACCTCCACCACCTGTACAATCAATACAGTCAAAATCACCATCACAATTTATTGATGTAGGACTTACTTCTATTGTACCACTGTTGACAGATGGAGTATTTCCATAGGTTACACATTTACAAATAGTATCTCCTATATCTACATTAGTTTGTGTAGAACCTATTCCACATCCATCATAAGACACATTTCCAACTGATGCACCTACGTTCTCAAAAGTCCAACAAGTACAACTTGGTGTAGGTGTTGGTGTTGGCGTAGCTGTTGGTGGTATAGGTGTCGGTGTAGCCGTTGGTATAGGTGTTGGTGTTGGCGTAGCTGTTGGTGGTATAGGTGTCGGTGTAGCCGTTGGTATAGGTGTTGGTGTTGGCGTAGCTGTTGGTGGTATAGGTGTCGGTGTAGCCGTTGGTATAGGTGTTGGTGTTGGCGTAGGATATCCACAAGCAATTGAATTGTATTCAATACCTATAACTTCTTGATATGTTCCACAAGAGCCGTTAGCATACACGGCATATGTATATAAATCATAAACAACACATGATTGATATGTTCCCAAGAATGTTCCATATGAAGGACATGGAGTTGGCGTAGGTGTCGGTGTTGGTGTAGCAGTAGGTGTGGGTGTTGGTGTAGCCGTTACAAATGGATAATTTCTAAACTGCTCTGTATTAAATACATCTACTATAGGATTTGTAATAGTTCCTGCATATGTTGGGTCAAAATATGCAGCTACAGATTGTGCTATGAGTCCATTAAAATTATCTACACCTGATACAGACCCACCATGAGAGTATATAGCTCCTGCTATAGAAGTAGGATTCAATACATCAAACATATTAAATGAACCTGATATCGGAACTGTCATATTATTTTAATCTTTCTTCTATACAATTTATCTTGTTAGAAAGTTCAATTATAGCACTATGCAAATATGCCATTATAGCTCTATCTCGTATTGTTAAATAACCATCTTCTCTCTCTGATATTACATAAGGTATAGCATTTAATACTTCTTGAGCGATAAATCCTGCATCTTTATATCCATTTTTTATGTAACTATATGAATTAAATTTCTTTAGCACTTCCAAGCTTCCTGATAATTCTTTAATATTGCTTTTCAATCTCCTATCTGAAGTAGTTATAAAATTGTCAGCAGTTACAAATTGACTTGTTTGTATATTCCCTGAAAATGTAGCTGTTACACCTGTTGCATTACCCGCAGTATATGATGTATTAATTTGACCTAACCTAGTTATTAAATTAGCTACTGATACGTCTACATCAGTACTTGAGCCCTGCGCTCCTGTTGTACCTTGTAAACCTGTAGGCCCTTGATTACCTTGAGCTCCCATTATTCCTTGTAATCCAAATCCTGTGAATCCTTGGAATCCTTGGAATCCTTGTGTGCCAATTGTACCTTGTATACCTTGGTCACCTTGAGTTCCTACAGTGCCTTGTAGACCCATTGTTCCTTGAGTACCTTGGTTACCTTGAGCTCCTGCTGTACCCTGTAAACCCGTTGTTCCTTGAAATCCTTGAGTTCCCTGCCTTCCTTGGAATCCTTGTGTGCCAATTGTACCTTGTATACCTTGGTCACCTTGAGTTCCTACAGTGCCTTGTAGACCCATTGTTCCTTGAGCTCCTGCTGTACCCTGTAAACCTGTTATACCTTGATTTCCTTGATTTCCTTGATTTCCTTGAGCTCCTTGTGTTCCTTGCCTTCCTTGAAATCCTTGCACACCTTGAAATCCTTGAAATCCTTGCACACCTTGAACTCCTTGTGAGCCTAATCCAATAATTACTCCTCTTAGAGTTGAACTACTATTTATTGTATTTATAAGTAATTTCTCATCTAAGGTTGAATTACTGTTAAGTGTTATGCTTTGTGTAGTTATATTTAAATTTGTGGGATTACCATTTTTACCTATAAAGTCAACTACAAAAACATATTCTTCATCTATCTTATTTACAGGTAAATTATCTAATGGAATCATCACACAGAATTCCTTTGGAGAATTACCTGACGGTGATGACGGTTCTACTTTCATACTTGAGAAATCCCAAATACCTGTATTCAATACTAGTGATAACTTTATTTTATCAGAATCTGATGCCGCTGTAAAGAAATATTCTAAATTATCTTGTCTTTCTCCATTACCACCCTCTAGGGTATCTATTAATGTGCCGAAGGAGTTGGATGTGTCACCTCCCTCCTCGATTGATGGGCCGTTTATGAATATCTGAGCAGTTGGTTTTTTCTTTGTTGAATCATATTTTGAAAATGCATTCAATGATATCTTATACTTAGTTCCTGCCTTAGCTGAACCTAAGAATTGGTCTTTAACTGATAATGCTGTTACATTTGATTCAGCTAATGGTGATTCAAAACTTATAGCATTTGTTACATTTGTACTACTCTGTACGGGGTTTGGTACTGATAATCCTCCACTTGCTAATTCAAAGTTATAGTTATCAAATGAATTAGAATTTGCATTAGTATTTACTTTGTATTCATTGTAATTAAAATAGTTTGAGATGTCATTACTTGATGTGACTTCTCCCACACTTTTGTAGTCTATACCTAATTTAGGGTCAAATGTATAACTCCCCGTATCTTGCATCTTGTTTGGAGGCATAACATCAAAATCACCTATAAACATAGGTGCTCCAATTGAACCAACAGGCTTTGCAGATACTTTTACCTTATCAATAACTCCATTGGATGTTGCTACATTATCAAAACACATTTTAGCATATCCTGTAACTTTTTGACCCTCGGATGTCTTTACATTTTTATTATAATTTATAGAATATATATCTGATACAAATGAATCAACAACAAATTTAGTTGTATTACTTGTTATATTATGGAAAAATAAATTATCAACAACGATAGTTGTTGAGTTTACGACTTCTAATATATTACCTACATATTCTGAAACAGAACCTATTTGAGACTGTAAATTAGGTGGGACTCTATCTATTACTATTGGAGTAGCTGTTATAGTTCCTCCAACCATATCTGATATGAATTCGGCTACCGTGCTAACTATTGTAGGATTTCCTTCAGTTGATACACTAGAACTTATACCCGTTGCAGATGATTGCTCTTCTACTTTTGATATTGAAGTATTATTTATATTAGATATAACTGATGGTTTATTTAAAATATTATTAGATGTTGTACTTGACTGAATTATTGGAAAATATGTTAGCTTTCCTGTACCTGATTTTGTGGAAGGTCTATCTGTGGACTTATCCCTATATGATATATCTATAGGCGTTATTCTAACAGATATATCTTTTGGATTTTTCTCGAATACTATATCATCAGGATTATTAGGTGTCTTAAATTCCTCTACAGCAGTATTTATTTGAGTCAATCCTCTCCATATTAAGTTCTGTCTTGATTGGTCTAGTGCTCTTAAGGTATCAACATCCCTAGATGCCTTACCTAATATTATTAGCTTTCCTGTACCTTTTGTTACAGTATCTTTTATGTCAATATGTAATATTATACTGCCACCTGAAGTTACTTGGTTTGTATATTCTACAGGAATATTTTTACCACTCCTATCTAATAACTCTACAGAAATACTAGAACCTGCTACTATTATTGGGTCAGGAGATAATGTGATAGTATTTTTACCTTTTTTTAATACCGTGAAATTTCTTGATACATTAAAGTATTTTAATGAATAAGTATCTCCATCCCATCTCGCACCGTTTTTTACATACGATTCTAAACCCATTTAATATTTATTTTATATTGATATGTTTTCACATATTAATCTTTGAAAACAGTTTATATCTATAAATATCATTTTCAGTAACTATATTGCTATTATTTATATATTCCCATACATTTTTAGTTCCTAATGAAGATGGGTCTTCTCCTACAGGCATATTAACAAAGTATGGATTCTTTCCAACATCTAAAACATATTTTGCTATTTTCAATATGGAATCTAATTCTCCACCATCTAATGCTATATAAAAATTTTGGCAAGATGAACTAACAATCCTCTCCTTTACCTTGTCATTAAGAAATTTTCCAAATAAAGGTATAGCATTTCTCTTTACTGCAATCGCATCAAAAATACCTTCCACAATAACTATATCATGACTCCAATCTATTATAGATTCTAAAAATACTTTATCTTTAGAGCATTTAGGATTGTTATACTTATTAGTTACTATATTTTTAGATATGTAATAGTTTAAATTAAAAGAACTATCATAACTTGGTATAACTATGCTATCAGTAGTGTTATCTTCTGCGTATCCTATATTATACTTTATGATATCATCATCTGATACATTTCTCGATTTCAAATAATTTCGTAATCTGTTAGTATAGAAATTATCAATACATTTATCAAATGGAATAAAATTACTAGGTAAGCTTACATTTTCATCAGTGCTCTTCTCAAATCTAACATTAGTATTTTCTAATTTAGAAATCTTTGCAATATCGCTGCTTTCAGCAGATACTTTACGTAACAATTTAGTTAGGGTGTTACCACTTGACTTGCATACCCAACAATTCCATAGCCCACTGCTTAACTCAATCTCTAGTTTCTTTTTGTGATGATTGCAGAATGGACATGCAAGTGCTACATTCGTAGAACTCCTAGGTGAATAATCACCTAAATATTTACTAACTATTCGGAGCTTTTCTGTTTGCTCCATGGTGTAACTGCTCATATTCGACCTTTATAAAACTTTCCTAATATGTTAATGTTCAGATAATTATCTTTCTCTAAAACTTCTCTTATAAATTGATACTTCGTTTCCAAGTATGTCAATTCAATTTTGGAATAGGCAAATATAAGTATTTCTCTTTTAAATTCAGAATGTTTTTTTTCTTTTAATAGATTTTTTATTACATCATTAGAACCGTAATAGCTAATCCAATTTGATTCCTTTTCTACTAATCTCTTTTTCTTTGTTCCTTTTAATGGTGGTAACTTCCTATGGTATTTTATAACCTTTTTACCAATATACTTTTTATTTGTAGGAGTGTGAGTAACTTCATATATAAATCCATATACGTCTTCATTCGGCATATCTGATACCGTTTTTATTTCTTTACCCTCGAATATCCACATATTTTTATATTATTTTTACTAGACGTATTTTGTTAATTCCAATAATACATAACCATTACCTTTTAGTAATCTATGGTAAACATCTTTTTTTATATAAGTGTTGTCTATCGGCTTCGGTAATTCATTATCTAATTGTATTAACCAATTATCTCCACCGTCTAATACTTTCAATAACCTATCCTCAGCATCCCTATGCCATACAAGTTCTGAATCATCTATATTTTCTGAGAATAATCTTGTGTATGTGACGTTAGATACTTTATCTTCTGAGTATACCATATGTTTATATTACCAATATCCTGAATAGTTTCTTCCTCCCCCCAAAGATTTCCAATATCTTGTTATTCTACACGCCCAATATCCTGAAGATGTTCTATCTGTTTTGTCACTGCAATTATGCCTATCTGCAAATGCTTTCCTCCTTTTAGGGTCATTTAATTTTACAGATAGTTTCCCTCCTCCATCTTTAGCACCAAACGATACTTTTTTAATATTATCTGATTTAGGGTCTCTGACATATACATAGAATTTTTTACTTCCACCTCTTTTAGGTTTACCTAAATCTACATCTTTACCTTGATATTCTGATTCTTGTAATGGCATATCTAAAGGTACTTTCTCTCCTTCGTATATACCATACTTACCGATATCTGTGTTTTCTAGTAGATGGATGTCATCTTCGCAAAAATTTACTTTATTTTCGAAATGTAATTTACGACATTCTTCAAATAATTCTAAAAATTTATCAGATGAGTACCTATAAATATTTTCCATTATAGGTATTTTATTATCTATGTGGTACTGTAAACCATCCGATACTTTTATAAGTTTTTTTAGTTTTATCATGTTTAATCTTTAGCATATTCTTTATATCTTTCTTTTTGTTCAGGAGTCGCTGCTTCTAGTTCATAGTCTTGGAAGAACTTCCAATAAGCCTTTAGTAGTTTATCAATACGTTTTTCTTTTTGTTCTTGTGTTGCTTCCTCAAATTCGTATTTTTCTATGCTCTTATCGTTTTTTATTTTCCAATCTATATATTCTTCTTTCTGTTTTTGAGTTGCTGCTTTAAAGTAAAGGTCACGCATATAATATCCTCTATTTAATATCCAATCTATATAATCTTCTTTTTGTTTTTGACTTGCTCCTTCGAATTCATAGTCGCTTATAAAATCTTCTCTTTCAATTCTCCAATCTATATATTCATCTTTCTGTTTTTGAGTTGCTGCTTCAAATTCAAATTGTCTAAGTTTATAGCTTCCAACTCTACTATCTATATATTTTTCTTTTTGTTCTTGTGTTGCTTCCTCAAATTCGTAATTTTGTAATACACTATATTTATCAATCTTACTACTTATATATTTTGTCTTTTGCTGTTCTGTTGCTGCTTTAAATTCGTAGTATCCTAATTCAAAATTATTATCTAAACGCCAATCTACATATTCTTCTTTCTGTTTTGGAGTTGCTGCTTCAAGTTCGTAGTCTTCTAAAGGTATTTTATATTCC